TGATGACGCAGTCGTGAGACAGGGGTCAGTAGGAATATTTAATGGTGATAGGGTTGGTAAGGAAATAGGACTGCGGGTTATAAAAAAAAAACAAAGTTTGCTCTATTCTACAAATACTTGAGAGAAGGTAAAGTTTCGGCAATCAAGTATCTGAAGTGTGAAATCATATTATCCACAAAAATATGTTGGTGGTAGAATCATATTATCTACTAGAATTGTTGGCTTTATTTACTCCCGGCCGAGGGTACCCATCGAGGGTAAACGATTCACACGTATGAGTTCTCATGTAAGTATGAGAGAAGGTTCACTAAGGACGAACCTACAAGGAAGTTATAGCGACAGCAAATGGGAAAATCCAAGATCAGAAAAGTAGCCGTGAATGTGACTCAAGGTTTCAAGGTCGAACTTAGCATACATAAGTTGGTCAGCCACGGAGCGCCAGTAGTCAACATCGGTTCTGCCTCGAGAATAAGCGATGTCACATCGATAAGTCAACGAAACAAGGTCAATACACAGATCACGGTGACCAAAAGCCCAGCCAGAGAATACTCCTATACGATCGTAGGTGGGTTTACCGACGAAGGATAATGGTCGGTGGAGTGGACGACTAGTGACAGGCCCGTCACATATGAAATCATCCCCATTGAACCAGTAAGAGTATCCTGAGTCATAACCAATCAGGGCTAAAGTCAGACAAGCGTTTCTGAGTGTATTGAGACACCATGTCATACGATCGCCACTGTTCTGCATGGTAGCCATGGGTCCTATCCAGCTTCGTGAATTGAGCTTGCGATGTACGTAAGCGTCAATAAAGGTCTTCGGGAAACCACATCGGTTAAAGATGTGGACGTCCAAAGCCAATATTTCCTCATCGCAACCAGCATCCCAGCCAGTATAGTCGTTGCCTGATGATCCACGTCCATGGTGCCATTCCTCAGCATACCGTTGTACAAGTTGATCCGGTGTCAATCGTCTTAGGAAGATTATGTTGTTGGGACATTTGTCCATCAACTGTTCTTCAATAAACATGACGTATACCGCATCAGCAAGTGTGGTGGCAAGTGGAAACTCGTGAACTAACTGACCAGCTGTGGCCCCGGAGTGCATTTTCTCAACTTTCTTGACGACCTGAGCTTTAAGAAACAGCTTTATATCACATGAAGTCTGATCAGGATCCTGCTGAGCCAATTTGGACTTGACTTGAGCCAAGGTGCGCCTAGACATATAATCGTCAATTACACGTTCCGTGTAATGAGAGATTAGTTCATCTGTTATCTTGGGACATCTAGGCCAAAGTGAATCAAAC